CTGTTCGAGCACGCGAAGCGTCTGCTTGTCGGAATCGGATGTCAGAGGAGTGACTGTCGGAAGTGACACCTCCGTTGTCGGAGGTATGACACGACCCGCTGTCGGAGGGGTGACAGGCCGGCTGTCAGAGGGGTGACTTGATGCACCGCGCGGCCTTGTTTTCTGCGCCTCGGCGGCTGGGACAAGCACTCTGACAACGCCGCTGTCGTTACTGACATGTCGGGGCCAGCCGTGGCGTAGGACAAGCCGCCGCGCTGACGGTACCGATATCCCTCTGACAGCGGCGAGCTCGGCATACGTCAGCCGGCGCACCGCGTCGCCGATTGGGCTGATGTTGTCGGACATGGCTTCCCCCTAGCCTGATACCCGTTGCGACGGCGGGGGGAACGCCGTCACCGGGCCGATACTACCACAATGGCTCGATGTTACGCCGCGCGCTTGACCCCTTCGATGGCCGGCGCGAACAGCCTGAGCCGGTACGACGTGCCGCCGACATCCGCCGCAAGCTCGACCGTGTGCTCGGGCCGCCCGCTGCCGTGCGCCGGCTCGATGATGTCGAGCACCGCGACCAGCCGCCCGGCTTCGTCGCGCACCTCGTGGCGGCGGCGCGGCGTCAATTGTTGCGTAACTCGACCAACCGCCATCCCGCCTGCCCGATCTGCTCGTTGACGACCGCCGCGAGATCGTGCGCCCCGCTCGATGCCGACAGCATGTCGGCAAACAACCCTGAGATCGCGACACAGCACAGCGGCAGCGTCCGTTCCGGGGCTAGCCGCTCAATCGTCAGCCACAACGATTGCCGACCCGCTGTCACGATCCGCTCATCCGCAAAGTCGAGTCCGTCTTCCATCGCGGCCCCTTGTGTTCAGCCGCGCGGCTTATACCACATTTTGTTGCGGTTATTCACAGCCCCGGCTTTCGTGCCCCCATGCTGTCCAACCGCGCGCGGCGGTGCGGGCGAACAGCTCGATCTTGCCGGCGACGGGATAGGCCGACGCGATCCAGTCGCGCACGGAGTCCGGCTTCTCGCTGTGTCGGCCCGACGTTGCGCCCTCGAATACGGACGAGTGCAGTTCCGGCGGCGGCGGCATGGTGCCGCGTGTCGCGACAATCAGCGGCTCGTGCTGGCCGCGAAACCAGTGGCCGCAGGCGATGTTGCGTTTGATCCACACGGCGAACGTCTTGAACGTGAAGCCCCACGCTTCGACCACCTGCAAGGCTTCGGGGAACAGCGCGGGGACGGCCCACATCAACAGCACGGAATCCGCCGCCGCTATGTCGGCGACGGGCAAGGCGCAGATATCGGCGAGCGCCATCGTCGGGTAGTGCATCTCGGCGGCCTTCTGCTGGCCGCCTGCCGACCATGCCTGGAATGCCCACGGCGGGTCGGCATACAGCACCGGGAACGTGCGCCCGAGCGCCGATAGTGGTTGCAGGATCGAGCGCGCTTCAATCGTTGCCACGCGTTCAGTGCGGGTTGCGGCCAGCACGGTCGTCAGCAGCGACTTCCCGTTGTGCATCTCGCCGGCCACGCGCTGTTGTCCGGCAATCGACAGCATGGCGACGCGCGCGGCTTGCGACACCGGCATGTGGCCCTGCTCGACGGCGGCGACAATCGCGGGGATAGCGTGCGCGCGAACAAGCACAGCCCGCTCGACCGAACGCTTCCCGACGTTTAGGGCCTCGGCGGCGGCGGCCTGGGACTTTTCGCCAATTGGCGAAAGGTCGGTGCGGGCGCCCTGCCGCAGCGTCGCTAGCTTGGCCGCCACCATGGCACGCTGGCTTTCGGACAAATGCCGGCGATGCAAATTGTGATCGAGCACAAAGGCGAGGATTTCGGAGTCGTCGCCCTCGAACACGCGGCTAATCACCGGAATGCCTAATTCGGCGCAAGCCCTCGCGCGGTGCCGGCCCTCGATGATCCGCCCGTCGCGGTGCAGGGTGATCGGCTCGCGTTGCCCGTTGCAGCGGATGGATTCGCGCAAGCCCACATATTCGGCCTCGGACATGACCGGCAGCAGCTCGGCGAGCGGGTGCGGTGTCATTGGCGGCGCGATCCCGCAGGCGACAGGTCGATCTCGTGCACGAGCGCGTCGTCCTCACTCGCAAACTTGCCGGCGCGCACGAGCTGACGGGTGATCTTTAGCAGCGGCGCTTCCATCGCCCTCGTCTTGCGCTTTCGCTCCCGCTTGCGCTGCATCGCCGCCCGGCGCAGCGCCGCCGTCTTCCACGCGGGCCGATTGCCCGTCCGCTTGCCCTTGCTCATTCGGCGGCGTCCTCCAGCAGGTCGCATTCGCGCGCGATGGTTTCGGCGGCGACACTCTCGCGGCGGATATCTTCCTTGACGCGCGGCGGCAGCCGCTTTTCGCCCGGTTCAAGCGGTATGTGCTTCGTAGACTGTGCAACGAGCCAATCGGTCACCTCGGTGTATTTGCGACCGGCGCGATAGGCGGTGTCGAAATCGCTGTAGCCTTGCTGGCGCGCCCATTCATCACAGCGGTCGTGCAATACGACGGCTTCGCGGTCGAGCGCGGCGCGGTCTTGCATTTTCTTGCGCTCAAGGGCGGTAAATGCGTCGCAGCGGCGCTGCGTCGGAGCGCGGTCGTCGCCGTCGTATTCCGGGTTTGACCAATAGCGCGCATCGTCGGGATTGGGTGCCGGGTCAGGCTTTGGCAGCGCGCGCTCGGCTTTCCAGTTATCGGTGACTTGGATCTCGGCGCAGATCGCTCGCAACTCGGCAATCGACGGGCGCCATTTGTGACCACGGCGCCATTCGCGCATCGATTCGGCGACGACCGCCGGATCGAACTCGATGAAGTCTTCAATCCAGACGCTCAGGATCAATTCTCGGACTTGCGGCGTCTCGTCCGGTTGCGGATAGAGCGCTAGCAGTGTGCCGATGATCGCAGCCGTCTCGCGGAAAGCGTTCGGCGATGAGTCGTTCTGCGGCATGATAAGCGGCCTCCATGATGTCAGTTGCGGGGGAAAATCCGCGAGGCCGTGGCGCGGCCTGACGCGGGAACGCGATCACCTCGCCCGTGTCGGGCGGGATGATTTCGGGCGGCGGGGGGACAGCCAGCCTGTCGGCAAGCGGTGCCTCCGCCGGTCCGAATCTCTTTTCGATGAGCCGTTCGGCGGCCTGCTGAGCGGCGGCCATGATTTCGGTCGCACGCTGGCGGCGGCGCGGCAGGCGCGGTCCTCGTGGCTGGCGGGGCTGGCCGTACGGCGTGCGCCGGGTGCTCGCGCAGTGCCGGCAAGGGGCGGGGGCCGGGGCTTGGCGCTCGACGCCGCAGCGCTCGCACGGGCCGAACGGGTTCGGCTCCCCTTCACCCTCTTTTTCAAAAACCGAGGCGGGTTCCCCCGCGTCAGCGGGGGCTGCGGGGGCTTCTTTCTTTCTAAAACTAGCTTTGCTGGAAGTGTTCGAAAAATTCGAACACTCGGAGGGCTTCGGGGCCGATTTTTCGGGCGTCACCCAACGGTGTTCGGGCCGTATGAGGATAACGCCCTTCTTGCGGCGTGAGCCCCGGATCACGACGATGACGCCGCGCTTCTTGAGCTTGGCAATGTGATAGCCAAACGTGCCGATCGGCATCCTGCCGGCCTTGCCCGCGAGGAACCGCTGATCTTTGTGGCAACGTCCTTTAGGGTCGCATTCGGCGCGGATCACCGCGAGCACGAAGGCGGTTGGCCCCATGTCCTCAAAAGTCGCGACCGGGAACATGGCGGCGGGAAGGCTCATGGCTGGCCCTCCCCTTCGAAGCCCGTCGACAAAGCGACAATGGAGGTCAACGGCTCATTGGCGCGTTGCCATTGGTACAGCCAGCGACCGTCCCACTGCGCTTCCCATAATTCCCAATAGGGATCGTCGGCGGCGTCGTGGAGGTCGATCTTGTCGCGCAATTCCTCGGCGGTTTGCGGCGGAATTAAAAACTCGGCAGCGTGAGCACGCCATTTGGCGGCGTCATGCGAATCGATTGCGAAATCAGTGGCGGGTTTTGCTGATGTCATCGGCGACGTCCTCGTGGTTGAGGTCGCGCACAGCCCTGTCCACGCCCGGTTTTTGGGCGCGTTTATTCAGCGCAAAAAATTGCGGCTGGTTTTTCGGGTTGTGCGGAGATACGGTCGCCGAGAGTTTTCTGGCGAAAACGTCTTCGGCTGGCGCCGTACCCTTCGAATGAATAGCGGCCTTGCTCGGGGTTACCCCCCCCGGCGGGGCCGCTTCATTTTTGGGGTCTGGGGGAGGGCCTGCGGTCGATTCGTAGACGCGGCTCTCACGGATAAGCTCGCGGGTGTCGATCTCGATTTCGGAATGATCCGGTGCCGGGCTGCGCGAGGCGCCGATTTTGCGCACCAGCCGCACCATCTTCGTCAGCAACTCGGTTGCCTGCTCTGCGCAGTCGAGCAGGCAGGCTTCTACCTCTTCAGGCGTCTCGATGCCCTGCGCCTCGCGCTCGACAAGGGTTGCCTCCATCGCGGCAATCCTCGCGTCGCAAGCGTCAAATCGCTCTAGAGCCTCTTGGATTTTGCGTCGTTGTTCCGGCGTCACTGCCGCTCAGCCTGCTAGCGCCAGTCGCGGGCGGGCTGGGGCTCGCGCCTTGAGCCGGAGGCGAAACGCCTTGCCGAGCACCATGTTCTTTGTCACGCCCATCCGCCGCCCTATCTCCGGTGACGGCACGCCCTTGTTCCACAGGCGCGTCAGTTCGGCGACTCGTTCAGCCGTCCACATCGACGCGAACACTATCGGGGAGGCCGAGGAAGTCGAATTACCCGCCGAAGGCCGCGCCACGCTTGCGGTCGCCTTTCGCGGGCGGATGCCGAACTTGCGAATCAATGACGATGACGGCGGGGCGTCGTAGACCAGATGACGGGGGTTGCAGCAGTAGTAGTCGCGGCAGGCATGACGGACGGGGCGCGCAAACGTGTCCGGATCGAAGTTGTAGGTCAGCGCCCACGCGACGCGGTGCGCCGGGAAGCTGGGATAGTCGTCAATGCGCACCACACCGTAACCACAGCCCTTGCGGCCACGCCACGGATGGCAGGCATCATCACCGCCCGCGCGGTCGACATTCGCCCAGAACCATGCGATGCGCTCAGGCGTCATCACCTCAAACAGCGGCGTATCGGACGGTTGCGCTTTCGGTTTCAATGAGCGCGCCCCCTGTTCAGCGCGACAAGTATCGCGACGGGCCGCGATGCGGGCAAAATCAATAAATGCCGGTCGCTTTTCTACGACCGGGGTGAAATCGGCTCTCGACAACTTTGTGAGCATTTCAAATCGCTTGTCATAATGTGTCATATGCGTCATTGCAGCGTCGGGCGGATGCCGGGATCGCCGCCGTTGAGTTTGGCGGGCGAATCGGGCTGATCGTCCTGGCCGGGCGGTCTGCCGCCGATGGCTTGCGGGCGAAGCTCGTTTGCTTCGCCGCCCCTCGGGTCGAGGCCGATCTCGGCGCGCGCCTCGTCCGCCGACATGATCCCGGCGCGCACGGCGGCGATGTTGGTCTGCATCAGATCCTGATAGCTGCCGCGCAGCATGCCCGACATGTCGATGACCAATTCCATGTCGTCGGTGTTGAACACGACGCGGCTGAACTCGGCTTCCAGCTTGCGCACCCACGGCAGCAAGGTCATCGAGCCGAACCACTCGCTGGCCGAGGCAGTGTTCGAGAACGTCGCGTGCGTCCACTCGCCGATGATCGGCGGCGGCACGTTGAACAGCCTGCACAATTCCTCGACGCTGAAGCGCCGGCTTTCCAGCAACTCGGCATCCTCGGGGCTGACGCCGATCTTCTCGTACGTCATGCCCTCTTCGAGCACGGCGATCTTGGCGGCATTGGCCCCGCCGGTGTGCACGTCTTTCCAGCTTTGCGCGAGCGCTTGGGTCGTTTCCGGCCCGATCCTGCCAGGATGTTTCAGCACCCCGCCGACCATCGCGCCATTTGTCCACACGCCTGTCGAGTAGCTTTGCGCGCCGAGGCCGCAGTAATACGCCTCCGGTGCGCGTGACAGCCGCGAGCGGCCCAAAACGCCGTCGTCTGACCTGTCGCGCAAGAAGACAACCTCATTATCGAAATAGCGTCGCGGAAAACCTGTCGGGTAATACCCTCCACCCGGCAAAGGAAATGGCATCATTGTTTGAGTAATATCAAAAACTAACTTCGAATTTGGCACATATGGGCTTCCAATACTGTCAGAGGTTGGAATTAATATTGGCTGACAGGACCACCACGGAATTGGAAAAAGCCCGGTCGGCCTTCCGGCTTGGTCGTGATCGACAACCGCGACCGCGTTGCCTTGCAGCAGCACCGACGACAGCAGCCACTCGATGAAGTCCGGCCAGCTTTGCAGATGGTTCGGCTGGCGGATGATGCGGCTCACCGGGTGATCGTCGCGCCGGATGCGCTTGCCATCGGGGAGCGTCTGATAGACCGCCGCCGGCAGCGAGGCGATGCCGCCAGAAATTGCGCTTACGCACGCGCAAACAACGCTCAAATTTTCCGGCGCATACCTTCCATAGCCCCAGCCCCAGAGCGGCCATTGATTGCCCCACGGCGGAAGAGCGGACAGCGGCGCCCCAGCAGCAGGGGAGCTAGCAGCAGCGCCGCCGCCGCCTTCAGCCGGCGGGGTGATCGCCGCCCGGCTAAACAAGTTACCGATTCGTTCGGCCCAGCCCATCACAGGGCCTCGACCAGCCGGCGACGGGAGGCGGGGGTCAAAGGGGCAGCCATAATGGCTGACCCTTTCCGGTGCCGCGCCGCGACGCTGGTGCCCTCATAGGCCGGGAAGGCGTGCACCACGCTGACCTCGACAAGCTCGACCTGGCGCAGCTCGCGGGTCCGGTTGTCGGGCCAGTGATCGCCGCCCGCCGCGACGCGGAAGCCGAACGACATCCCACCCATGTCGCCGCGCTCGACCATCGCCAGAACATCATTGCCCAAGGTCGTCGCCGGCACGTCGAGTTCGAAGGCGAGGCCCTTGCCGTCTTCACGTAACCGCAGGGTGCCGCTGCGCGTGCGTGCCAGCAGCTTTTCGGGCGAGTGATCGACCAATGCCAGGACATCGGTTCCGCTCGCCAGCGACGCGCGGAAGGCCCCGCTGCGGATGCTCTCGGTAAAGCTGCCGCCCTCAATCTCGGCGGGCGTCGAGAACCGTGCGGCATAGCCGGCGAGCTTGCGGCCCGCGACATCGGCGCGAAGCTCGAGGGCGAGATGCCGGCGCTCAATCATCGGAAACTGCCGTACGGTACGGCAATTTACGCCGAGGCGCGGCGGCTCGGGGCTGCCGGTGCTGCTGCTGCCGCGCCGGTCACGGTCAACCCGCTGGGCTGGGTCCACGCAAAGCTCAGCGCGTGCCGTTTGGCGATGTCCAAAGTCATCGCCGCCCTGATGTCGCAATTGCCGGTGCTGAAGGCGGCCTCGCTGTACGGGTTCACCAGCACGTCGAGTTCGGACCAGAACCCGATGATGAGGTCGCTCCAATTGCCAAAGATCAGCGGATCGGTGACAGCCGGCGGCCCGGTGACGTTGGTGATCGCCAAGTTCGACCAGAACATCGGGTAGCCGAGGCTCAGCATGTCCAAACCGTAGGGCCTCGCATAACTGTCCTTCAAGCGCATGGCGTTCGCCATCAGCTTGGTGTCGCCGATCCAGCCGAGCGAACCCATCAGCGCGTTGTTGTTAGCGACGATCTCCAAGACGTCCGGAAAGGTGTCGTAGCCAAAGGCGGCGCTCGTCAGGCTTGGCACTGCCCCATCGGTGACGATGCCCAGCGGTTGCGGCGCGACGCCGGTCCCAGCTATGGCGGCCCGGTCGACATCGTTCGCCAGCTTCAGCGCGAGGTCATTGCGCACAATCGCCTCGATCTCGGGGTTGCTCTGCTGGAGCATGTTGCGCGTGACCGTGACGATGGCCCCGTCGTGGTGCGGCTGAAGCACGATGTCGTCGAACGTCTCATCGCTCGTCGGGATGGCCGCGTTCTCGGCAAACCACCCGGGTGTTGCGCTTGAATTCATGCGCGGCAGGCGGAGGAATTCGCGCAGATCGGAGATCACCCGCGCGCCGGCCTGCCGGACCGCCATCGATGGCCGCAGCACGTCGATATATTGCGACGGATCAGTATACGTGCCGATCAGCGATCCGCCGGTCGTGCCGGGCGGCTGTGTCGAACCGATGACGCGGGTCTCGATGGGGCCGACGAGATCGCGCGTCTCATAGCGCGCTAGCTGCTGGCGACTGAGGTGCCGGATTTGCACCGATAGCGCTTCGTACGGCATCACCACGTTGCCGGTCAGCGTGCGACCCGAATCCTTCGCGCGCTTGGCAAGCTCGTTCTGCACCTCAAGCTCGCGGCCGGCATCGATCCCGCGCAGGCCGATGGCGTGTCCCGCCGCACGGAACAGGCTGAACTCGCAACATTGGCGTTGAAAGTCGCGGTCGGTGCCGTCGCGCAGCGGCGTGCCGTGCGCCCTGCGCTCGATGTCGTCGAGGGTTGCCGTTCGCGTGATGCGGTCGTCGATGGCCGAGAGCAAGCCTTTCAACTGCTCGAACAGCGCCTGCAGTTCGGCCATGCCGTCGCCGTTGCCGGTGTCGCCGCCGTCATCCATCGAGTCGGATGTCTGCCTGAGTGCGAGCCGCGTCATGTCGCGCACTTCGAGCAACTGCGGCATGCGCTGCGCCGCGCGGAAACGATTGCGCAGTTCGTCTGGATTGATTGTCGGCTTCGGCATAGCGCAGCACTCCCTCAAACGGGCTTCCGTTCGTGTCGACCACACACACATCGGTCGACGGGGAGGCTGACCAGCGTGACATGCCCTCGCGGGCTGGGGACGCTGCGGGCTTATCTCTCGTTACTTGGCGCGGATAGTGGCGCAGCGTCCGCGACCACGCAATGGCTTGTGGTCAGCGCGCCGGGGCTGCATAGGATTTGCATAATTTCCGCCCCATCCGCAGCGGCCTTCATGCGCTCAGCGGCCAGCGGAGGCCCCCATTCACAGGGGTGACGAGCTGCGAAGCGTTGATCGCGTACCCGTCATTATTTCACGTCGTCAAAACTGGGAAATTTCGGAACGCCAGGATCGGCAATGGCTTAGGCTTCCGCAGTATACTGCGCCATGCCCGGAGGACGACCGCCAACCCCGACCGCCATCCTCATCGCGAGAGGCACCTATCGCGCTGACAGGCACGCCAATCGCATCGACGCGCCGGGATCGGTATTCACCCCGGAGACGCAGCCTTCCGAACTCAGCGCGGAACAACAGGCCGAACGGCGGCGCGAGATCGACGCGATGCGCCAGCGGCTCTACGGCGAAGGCCGCGACGGGATCGATGCGGGGCCGCGCTCGGGCGGGAATGTGAAAAGGCTTCGCTGGTAAAACGTTCCGCCGGCGGAACAATTTTGACTTGCCCGGGTCACAATTCACTGCGCTCAATTTTGAGTTCAATGGTTCGAGGCCGCGCATGACGCTCGCCGCGTACCTCAGAGCGCACCGCTTGAACCAGACCGGGTTCGCCCGGCTGCTCGGCGTCAGCCCGTCGATGGTCAGCCACTGGCTCGCCGGACACTCGCCATCTGCCCGCTGGATGCTGGCGATCTACCGCGTCACCAGCGGCGAGGTCACCCCGAACGACCTGGTGCTCACCGAAACCATCTGCGCCACCATGGCGCCATTAGCTCGGCGACGCGAAGCTCGGCCCGGTCGGCACGGGTCCGCTCATGCGCGAGTTGTTCGCGCAGCATGTTGAGGGCCTGTTCGAGCACGCGAAGCGTCTGCTTGTCGGAATCGGATGTCAGAGGAGTGACTGTCGGAAGTGACACCTCCGTTGTCGGAGGTATGACACGACCCGCTGTCGGAGGGGTGACAGGCCGGCTGTCA